TCTCTCTCAGCTGATCGAAGTCGCAAAGGAAGAGATCAAACACGAAGGTGTAACAACCTTGAACATGGAAGATATGGAGGATGTAAATCTGGTGGTAATGTATGCTGCATATCTGTACCGGATGAGAGCGATTACGGATGTAAATACAACGGTACCGACCAATATGCCGCGTATGCTCAGATATGCGCTCAATAAACGTATCTTCCGTGAAAAGGCGGTGATGTAACATGATGGATGCGGGACACTGTAGTATCTATCAGATCATCAATGTGCAGGATCCGGGGGACATGCCAAAAGAAGAATTACAATATCACACAGAAGCGGATTTTGAGAATCGTAACATCGGCATCACGCGACAGTATGCCGCTAAAGGTGTCGATGAGCGCGTGGATATGGTAATCCGGATTTGGGATGAAGGGCCAGTGCTAATTGATATGATCGCACTGCTGACAGACTACGATTGGCAAATGGATCCGGATGGGGATCAGTACAGAATTACAAATGTGCAGCCAACCGTAAATAGCGATGGTCTCAAGGTGATTGATTTAACATTGCAGAGATTAGGAGAGGCTTATGACATTGAAAGAGAGACTGGAGCCGGTGAAGAGGGCACTGGTGAGGGCGGTAGGCAATAAATGCTATCACCACTTTCGCACCGGCATCAAGCCGCCTTATGTAATATGGGCTGAGGACAATGGCACAGGGCAACAGGCAGACGGCCGCAAGGCCGAACAGGCGATTGAGGGCACGATTGATTTGTTTACCAAAACAGAGTATGACACTCTGTTTGATGCCATCCAGCGAGAGTTAAATCTTGAGCCGAGTATCGTGTACTGGGAACTCAATAGTACACAGTACGAAGAGGAAACCGGATTGACACATTATGAGTGGGTTTGGCAGGTGATGTGATGGCAAAGTGGATCATCAATCCGGGTATGGAAAACTATACTCAGGATTTGGAGAAGCTGCTGGCGAACTCGGAGGAAATGATCAAACGATCGATCTATCCGGGAGCGGCCAAAGTGATCGAAGCGGCAAAGCGCGAAGCAAAAGCCTTGCCGGTGCAACACCATGTATTTAATAAACACGGTCTGCAGGTAGGCATTACGGCAATACAGAAACAGGGCATCATTGACGGTTTAGGACTTGCAAAGATGCGGAACGATGGAGGGTTTATCAATACAAAGTTAGGTATTGATGGGTACAATGCCATGAAAACGAAAAAGTATCCGGGTGGACAGCCAAATGCATTGATCGCTAGAGCAATCGAGTCCGGCACATCGTTTCGAGCAAAGAATGGATTTATCAGCCGCGCAACCAGATCAGCAAAGACAGCAGCGGAAGAAGCAATGCGGAAACAGTATGACGAGGAAGTCAAGAAAGTAATGAGGTAATAAAATGGCGAACGGAAAAGTTTGTACAGGATTTTCAAAGCCGTATGTTGGCGAGTATGAAAACAACGGCGCAACAGTAACTTATAAAAATGCGATGCCGCTTGCAAGGGGTGTCAACGTAAGCATCCAGCCGTCAGATTCCGGCGATGCTGAAAACTTTCATGCAGATAACACGCTTGCAGAGTCCGAAGCGGGTGATACATTCACCGGCGGCACAATCACTCTGACGGTGGACGGTCTCAAAAAGGCAGCTGAATCCATGGTGATGGGTCTTCCGACCGCAACAGATGGATGGCTCAAGTATGGCGATGATCAGAAACGGCCGTATGTTGGTGTTGGTTATATCACAAGATATATGGAGGATGGCAAGACAACCTACACTCCGACCATCATCAGAAAGGTGAAGCTTAACAACATCAGCTCATCCAATGCGACCGGCGAAAATAAGCCGAATTTCCAGACACAGGAAGTATCTGGCAATATCGTCCGTTCCGATGATGAAAATCATACATGGAAATGGGTCAGCACGGAAGAGTATGCAACAGAAGCGGCTGCAGAGGGCGCGCTGAAGACAGCACTGGGGCTGACAGATTGAAAGTGAGGTGATCCTACTTTGAAAATCAACAATCGTGAGATTGGATTATTTTACTCTGTTGGTGCACATTGCGAGCTGGATGATTTTATCGTCCAGCATCCCAACATCAGCGAAACGCATGTAAGAGTACAGGAGGTAGTGATTTTAAATCATGCTTACCATCTGGCACATCCGGAAGATAAGACAGCTCCGCTCACAACAGAGGAGATCTTGGCACTTCCGAACGCGGTACTCGATACATTAATTCGCGAAGTTGCACAGAAAGAACTGGAAGACAGCGGATTGACCGTAGAAACCGAAGAAACGGAAGACGCGGGAAAAAACGTGGAAAGCACCGGCCCATAAAAATGAATCGTTCGTGGTACATTTTTTATGGCCACAAATTAGGTATGACAAGACAGGAGACCTTATCAACGCGTTACGGAGAGATGCGTGATATGATCTCCTGTTTAGCTATATATGGGGGCGGTGCAGAGCCAAAGAAAGAACGTAAACATTACTCCTATGACGAAGTAATGCAAATGGATTGAGAAAGGGTGGATAACTATGGCTCAGAATATCGGACCGAGAATTGGAATTGAGGGAGAGAGCGAATACAGAAGACAGCTCCAGAACATTATCCAGTCCCAAAAAACACTCAATTCCGAAATGAAAATGACGGAATCTGCATTTGACAAAAATGCATCAGCACAGGAAAAGGCTGCGGCGAAATCGAAAATCCTTGAGCGAGAGGTAAAGACACAAGAGGAGAGGCTGAGACAGCTGACGGCCATGCTCAAAGCATCAGAGCAGGCCTACGGTGAAAATGACACGCGCACGCTCAAGTGGAAAGCTGCAGTACAGGACGCAACAACAGAATTAAATAAATTAAATGATCAGCTCAGAGCAAACTCGAAACTAAAGGCATTTGGTGATGATATACAGGCGGTCGGCAACAGGGTCTCAAACGCGGGGGATAAAATTACATCGTTTGGAACGATGGCAACGGCAACCGTGACAGCTCCGATCGTAGCGGCCGGAACGGCAGCCACAAAACTGGCGATGGATTTCGAGACATCCATGGCCAAAGTGTCGACCATTGCAGATACAACACAGACACCAATTGGAAATCTAAAAAAGCAGATCATGGATCTGTCGACCGAGACCGGCATGGGTGCGTCAGATATCGCGGAAGCAACCTATCAGGCATTGTCTGCCGGACAGAGCACATCGGAGGCGGTTGGTTTTGTCGCAAATGCGTCAAAGTTGGCCAAAGCAGGTTTTACGGATGTCACAACGTCAGTTGATACGTTGACAACGGTCTTAAATGCGTATGGAATGGAATCATCTGAAACAACGCACATCATGAATAACCTAATTACAACGCAGAATCTTGGTAAAACGACAGTGGGACAGCTTGGCCAGTCACTTGGTACCATTATCCCGACTGCGGCAATGTTTGGGGTGAATCTCGATCAGGTATCGGCTGCGTATGTTACATTGACAAAAAATGGTATCGGAACAGCGGAAGCAACAACGTATCTAAACGGAATTTTAAATGATTTAGGAAAAAGTGGCACAACATCATCAAATATTTTGAAGGAAAAGACCGGAAAAACCTTTAAAGAGTTAATGGATTCTGGTATGAGCTTGTCGGATGTCGTTAAAATCGTACAGGATGGAGCGGATGAGGCCGGTGTTTCGATTGCGGATATGTTCGGAAATGTCCGTGCGGCAAAAGCGGCCGGAACACTGACACAGCATGCAAATGATTTCAATAGTGCACTCCAGTCGATGCAATCAAATGCGGGAGCAACAGACGAAGCATTTAACAAGGTCGCAAATACGACAGAGACAAAAATCAACAAAGCAATCAACAATCTGAAAAATACAGGTATCGAAGTGGGTGAGACCGTCCTCCCGACCGTGGCAAAGGTTGCGGAGCAAGCCGGAGAGGAAATCAAAAAGGCAGCACAATCGTTTGACAAACTGAGCGATAGCCAAAAAGAGATGATCATCAAGGCGGCCGGCATCACGGCGGTACTGGGCCCGGTTGTCACTGTGGTTGGTAAAGTAACATCGGCGGTCGGCAGTTTGATTACAACAATCGGCTCCGGAATCTCAGCATTTGCGGAAGCCGGTGGAACGCTTGGCCTGCTTGTGGCAAATATCGGCACAGTGGCAGCGGTCGGAGGTTTGGCGGCATTGGCTTACGCGACATGGAAAGCCGGAACCTATGAGCTGACAGATG